GGTCAAGATGGCGCTGAACGGCTTCGTTCACCAACACGAGATCTTTCCGCCGGATGACGATGAAGCGGAAAGGAAGCCACTCACGCGCGCCGAGATCGAGGCCTTGATTGCCGCGATGAAACAAAGTGCTGGCGATAAATGGGACCGCCCGGCTGGCCGTCTCGAACCTGGAGGGTTCATGCTGCAATGACCGTCGCCAACTGCACCGACAACGAACTCGATGCCGCCGTGATAGTCTATCTCATCGCGGGCGCGGGCTCGAAACCACCGATCCAGATCAAGGCGGGCACCTGGCTGTCGGGACGGAAGGAAACCCAGGAAGCCTTTGCCGAAAGGTTCCCCCGCCAGATGGACCAACTCAAAACCAAACGCACGAAACGATGAGCACTGACGAACTTTTGAAACGACTCCGGCCAGTGATGGAGGAATGGCCGGCGGGGAGCATCGCCTGGCATCGTGCCTGCGGACGGCGCGGCGTGATCGCCGGGCATGTCATTCTTGGCTCTGGTGAAGTGACTCTGCGCATGGACTACGGGAATGGCGGCTGGGGTTGCGAAGTTCCAGCGTCCATGTCTGGAACCAAAGTCAGTGACGGCACGGATGGCGACGAGTGGAAAGACGGGGATGGAAAGGAGGGCGCGAACTCATGATCAAGGATGGACTGAGACAGCATCTGGAGCCGATCTTGGCGGATCAGGTGGAGCATCCGGTGTATCCAAGTGCGCGGGTGCTGTGGGATGAACCTTACGACACCGCCAGCATGTCCGTGGCCATCGGGCCGCGTGTGATGCGGTGGACGCCTGATCAGCTTTTCAGCTTCATGGATGATCGGCGGGATGTGATCGAGGATGAGAACCGCGATCCGTATCGGCACGGCTACGAACCGGCGATCTGGCGGGAGTCGGACTGGAGGCTGGCTGAACTGCGCGTGGCGAATCCGGGCGATCCAATCATCTTCGCCGTGCTGGGTGGCAACGGCAGCGGCAAGAGCTACTACGGAGCCTCGCGCTTTGACATGGCCATGGTGGAAAATGAGGACTGGCTGTGCTGGCAGCATTCGCTGGATGAAGACAGCAGCCGTGAAGTGCCCCAGCGCATCATTTACAGCTACCTGCCAGAGGAATACCGCACCGAGAAGGGCAAGCTGAAGAAGACGGCGCAAACGAAGCTGAGCTACAACAAGGTGAACGGCTTCACGGATAATACGTTTGGCCTGGAGAACAGCAGTCGATCAGTCTTCAAATTCTACGGCGGCGGCGATGTGAACGCCCTGGAGGGTCCGCGCCCTGACTTTGTGTGGGCGGATGAAATGGTGCCGCCTGACTGGGTGGAAGTTTCCTGCAAGCGTCTGGTGACCAAGGCGGGCAAGACATGGGCGATCATCCCGGCTCTGCGCAAGGCGCTGGAGGCGCGCAAGGCCATCATCGCCGAGTGTGGGCATGTGCCTGAACTCATGCAGGAAAGGCTGAAGGTGCTGTGGAAAGAACAACTGCGGCCGCTCCTGCCCAAGCTGATGCAAGGCGTGTGTCTGGTGACGTTCACGCCGAAGAATGGTTATACTCAGACGGTGGCACTGCTGACGAGCAAGGCGCGGACGCTCGAAGAGTCAGAGGCTGAGCTGCTGCCCATCACGCGAGAGGGGCGCATCACGGGTTATGAGAAGGTGCCGCGCGTGCTGTGGAATGACGCGGGCGAATTCGCCACGGTGGTGATGTTCTTCCACATCTACGACAACCCTTTCGGCGGAAACTGGGACAGTCAGAAAAAGCGCCTGATGAAAGTGAGCCGGGCGGACAAACTGTGGCAGGCCTATGGCGTGGCCACGAAGATCGCCGGGGCGGCACTGCCGAAGTTTGGCAACTCCGCGCATGTGCGACCGCTGTCGATGCTGCCCAAGGAAGGCACCTGGTATCATGTCGTCGATCCCTGCACGGATGGGCGAAACTGGTTCATGGTCTGGGCCAAGGTGTGTCCGAACCCGATTGGCAAGCCACTGATCTGGGTGGCGAGGGAATGGCCGATGCAGGGGGATTGGATCGTGGCCGGCAACGTGGGAAATCCGGGGCCGTGGGCAGAGCTGAAGTCATCTGGCAAAGCGGATGGGCGAAAGAAGAGCAGTGCGCTGAAGGCCGATGGCGAGCCGGGACCGGCACAACCCAACTGGGGCCTGGGCTTCCGGGAAATGGCGGATGAGATCGAGCGTGCCGAGAAGGCTCTTTACAAGCTGGAGACAGGATTGGAAGGCGGGCGCATCGAGGTGCCGCCTGGATGCCGCATCATGGACAGTCATGCCGCGAACACCGAAAGCCAGTCTCACAGCGCGTGCGAATCCCTGATCACGACCATGGCAGAATACCATCTGCACTTCATCCCATCGGGCCGCGACAGCGGCGCAAGTGTGGGCACCACCAACATTGGTGAAGGCGTGCAAATGATCAATGATCGGCTGTTCTACGATGATGAGCAGGCTGAATTGATGGAGTCTGGCTACTACCGATTCCACGGAAGGGCTCCGAGCATTGTCATCTCTGAGACGTGTCAGAATCTCATTTTCGCAGCGGGTGTGTGGACAGGTCAGGACGGTAACAAAGGTGCCACCAAGGATCCTATCGACACGCTGCGCTACCTCGTGATTTCCAACCCCGTGTACATCCCGCCGAAGATTGCCGGGAGCAACCAAACATTCGGCTATTGATCCTATGAAACTCGACCCCATCCCATTCGGTAAACACCGCACACACATCTTCGTGGAACACGAGCCCTTCCATGGCAATCGTGTCATGATCCAAATCGGCAAGTCGTCGGACGGCCGCTACTGGCGAGCGAAGGCGCTGGAGCTGGAGGAAGTCACCGCCGAGACTGAACATCTACGGCCTGAACCGACCTTCACCCTTGATGAGGGGACCGCGCAGGAGCTGCTGGAACGCCTCTATGCCATCGGCCTGAGGCCATCCCATGAAGTCAATGAACGCAGTGCGCTGCCGTTTATCAGCGCGCATCTGGAAGACATGAGGAAGCTGGTGTTTGGGGGAAAGGAGAGCAAATGAAGCTTGGCGATCTAACCGACTTGCAGCGGCTCGTTTTGCAAATGGCCCTGGCTGAGTGCCGAGGCATTCACAGCATCGGGCTGCTGCTCACCAAAGACGGGCTGGCTTGCCCCGTCCCTGAAAGCATCTCGCGCAACGTTCGTGTTTTGGATCGCGAGCTGCCGCATGGGAAGTGGCGTCAATACATCTACGAGGCCTCTATTCCAGCCAACTTTGAAGAGCCCATGCTGCTCAATGAGAATGCCTTGGATTCAAGGGCGACACACAAAGTCATCGAACGTGTGGAGGTGCGAATCTTTCGAGAAGTATGAACCTACGCGAACAAGTCGAACGGTGGCAGCGGCAGCCGGAGAGGATCCGGCGGGGATGCGTGCTGAAGATGGCGGCGCGGCTGGGCATCGGCCAGCGGCGTGTGGCCGTGTGGATGGCGCATGAAGCCAGGCGCTGGAAGGATGGCGAGCAGTGGGTGTATCCACGGGACGCCACCATCGCTCATCTGCTTGACATGGCCGGGCTGCTGGCTCAGGCTGGGGTGGTGACTGCGGGCGCAGTCGTCATTTCGGAGGGTGTTCCAGGTTCAAAATCCACATGAACCTGCGATGAACGATGCTTCTTCCATCCCTGCTGTGCTGGCTCCGAGAGCCATGCCAGATCCGAAAGCTTTCCTGAATGAGATCAGGCAGAGCGTGCATGACGCGAACTGGTTTCAGCAGCTCATGCGGGAGAACGAGGAGCAGCGCACATGCTGGTGGGCAGGGCAGAGCGCCGATGGCCGCAAGCACAGCACGGTGCATGGCCGCGCGCGGCCCTGGGAGAATGCGGCGGATCATCGCGTGCCAGTGCTGCTGCAGCTCATGAAAGAACGCACGGCCGTGCGCAAGCGGGCGATGAAATCCGCCAAGCTGACGATCAAGGGCCGGACGATGGATGACCAGGCCAAAGCCGCGCTGCTGAAGCAAGTGGTGGAATACCACCTGAAAACCGAGATGGGCAGTGAGGTGGGAGATGAAGCCGAATACTGGAGCAACTGGAGCCAGAACTACGGTCACAGCGTGCTCTTTGTGGGCTGGAAGACAGAGCGGCAGCTTGAGCCGCGGCTGCTGAAATTGCAGAACCTGCAGCAGTTCGCCGCCGCGATGGAGCTGGCACGCGTGGCCAAAGCGCGGGCACTGGCTCAGGTGCCTCTGGAGCTGGCGGAGTCACGCGAGATCGAGCGCGTGGCCATGCAGGGCGTGCTGGAGCAACTGGAGACTCTGCCGGGCCGCAAGACATTGTCTGACGTCGTGCTGCAAATGGATCCCGATCTGCAAGCCATGGGCCGCCAGGGTGTGGCGGAGATCATGCGGGCGCTGAATGAACTGCGCACGGCGGAGGAAGCTGAGTACCTTTGTGCCTACCTCAAAACCAGCCGGCCAGAGTGGGAGGCACTTCAGCCTTACGTCGATGTGTTCTATCCGAACCAGACGAAGAAGGTGTCTGATGCGCGCTGGGTAACCCGTGTGCGCTGGCTGGATGAAGTGGCGCTGAGATCGTGGGCGGCGGATGAAGCCCTGAATGAAGACTGGGTGCGTGAAGTGCTGAAACATCCCGGCAAGTGCATGGACATGACAGGCCTGGCTGACTGGGTGCTGAGTGCCAGCGGCACACGCATGGGCCGCCAAACCATCTCTTATTCTCAGGAGACTCAGGGCAGATACTTCCAGGTGGCGGAGATCTACTGGCGCGCCTTCACCTCGTATGGCGTGCCGGTGCTGTATCGCACGATTGCGCATGGCATGGTGCAGACGGGCTTTGGCAAGCACGAGGTGTGCAGGCACTACAACGGCAATCAGCCGTTCTTTGACATGCGTGAAGAGAAGTGGAGCAAGCTGCTGCTCGACTCACGCGGCGTGCCTGAAGTGTTCGGCACCTTTCAGCAGGCCATTGCCAGCCAGTGGAACTCACGCACGGATGCTGCCAGCCTCTCCACGGTGCCACCGATGACCGGCCCGCCTGGAAGCACGGCACCTGCCATGGGGCCGGGCGTTTACATTGACGTGCCACGCGGCGGCAGCCTGGAATGGCTGCAACCGCCCCGCCCTGATGGCAGAAGCATCGAGATCGAGCGCACGATTGCCACGCGGCTGAACCGGTTCTATGGCCTCATGAGTGAGGATGTGCCAGAGCCTCTTCAGATCCTGATTCAGGGGAACCTGAGTGATGAGTTTTTGGAGTCGATCAAAGGCGTGCTGATGATGACCGTGCAACTCATCCAGCAATACACGCCGGATCTGAAAGGCGCACGCATCACGGGCAGTGACGACTACGTGACGGCCACTCGTGACGAGATCCAGGGCATGTTCGACATCGAAGTCGATTGGGATGTGAAAGACCTCTCGCTTGAATGGGTGGAACAAAAGCTTGGCTTCTACAAAGACATGCTGCTGCCGCTGGACAATCGCGGCCTGATCGACCGTGCGGAGATGATCCGCGCCGGTGCTGAGGCGGTGGATCCAGTCGCCGCCAAGCGCTTCATCCGTCCGGGTGAGCAGGTGGATCAGAAGGAACGGAAGGAAGAAGAGGATGCTTTAAGCGCCATCTTCTCCGGCGGCCTGCCTGAGTTCATCGTGGGCGTGAATCACGAGCTACGTGCGGAAGTCATGAAGCAGGATCTGGCGAAGAGTCCGACGCGCCGCCGGTTCCTGGAAGCGAACCAAGACATTGCCGACGTGTGGGAAGATCGACTGCAGCGGCATCTCTTCCAGCTCGAACAGGATCAGAACAAGATCGCGGGCATCCAGGGTGGATCGGATCCACTCCGGCAGAGTCCGCTGGCACAACTCAAAGCTCAGGGCTGGCGTGCCTTTGCCGGGCCTCAGCAGTCTCCACAACCCGAACGTCAGGCCGCTTAATCCATGAAATCTCTCTTTGTTAAACTCCTGCGCTTTCTGACCGACACTCCCGAAGTGATCCCCGTGCTTGTGGAGCGTGGCAGTGTTCGTGGCCTGATGACGCGTGAAGAGGTTCAGCGGATGCGGCGGAAGTGGGCAGAGACACTGCAAGGCAGGACTGAAGATCCCTGTGTGAAGGCCGTGCTGGAGCTGCTGGAGTATCGCATCATGAACGCCACGGCGGCGGTGCAATACATCGCGAACCATCAAACCGGGTCGGGTGTGGTGAGCTATCGCGCTGGAGAGGCGGCGGGCCTTCAGGACTTGATGGCGGATGTCGTGAGAGCGCTGAAAGGCGAGGTTCCGGGAGAGCAGCCGTGAAAATAACCCGTGCGAACCCGTGCGAACCCGTGCGGGCGATGCTTCGGAAAGGTTGAAGAGTGGGCATGAGTGCCGCTGAATCGTGCTCATGGGAGACACGAACACCGAGATCAAGCCGCCGGGTGCTGCTGAAGCAGCGCCAGTGGCACCGACCATGCTGAGCAAAGTCATGACTCAAATCATGGCGGCTCCAGAGCTCAAAGGTGTTCAGGTGCCAGCGGTTCCCGACAAGAAAGCCGATGACAAACCCAAGGTGGAAACCACACCTGAGGTTAAACCAACGGCTGGCACGGGTGAAGGTGAAGCTGGCAAGAAAGACGGTGAAGGTGATGACGAGAATCACGAGATCGTCGAAGGCGACACGGCGGAAGT